GGCATCGTACATACCCTTGAGGGTTTTGTACTTCTGCTCCCATTTCTCTTCCTGTGGTTGGGGTTCCACTGGCTTCGGCGTTGGCTCAACAGGTTCTGTCGGCGCAGGCTCCGGAGTTGCGGGTTCTGTGGGCTCTGTCGGCTCCGGGGCAGGCTCCGTAGGTTCTACGGGTTGTTGCTGCTTACCTTCACTCAACTGCTTTTCGAGGGCCTCAAGCTCTTTCAACTGGGCTTCAACTTGTTTTGGCAATGCCATTTACGTTTCCTTTCAGCTCCATCCTCAGTGTCGGCTCCTACTGCGGTCTGCCGTTCCCTAATGGTTTGCTTACGGTTTCAAAATGCGGTTATTTCAACCGCTCCAAAATCTCGGACGATTTCTCAACCGTCTCGAGAAAATCGGCTAGGACTTCCGCCCGCCCTTGAAGTCTACTGATCCGCACAGGGTCATCCGCATAGATCAGCGCCGTCTTCGTCTCTTCAAGGCGTTCCTTGAAAATCTCCAACAGCTTTTCAGACTCTGGTTGCTTGCAGCGTAGGAACGCTTGCATCTGCGACCGGGTGGGCTTTAGCCCTACGAATAGTTTCATGAGGTAATTCTATACCTAAACTTACAAAAAGTGTCAACGACCGTTAGGGCGCGGCGACATTGTGTTGCCTTCGCGTCCACCCACTTGGCTTCCGTCGGGCAGGATGTTGCGTGGAGCGGGGCCTTGCGTCATGCCGGGAGCGCCACCTTGTTGCATCTGTCCTGCCACCATCTGGAGCTGTTGCTGCAGCTGTTGAATCACTTGTTGCTGTTGCTGAATCACGCTGATCTGCTGACGGTCAGGCACGATGCGGTCGACGTTGCCGTTGAGGTTCTTCGCGGCTTCGCGCAGGAGTTCGGCCGCGCCGTCCATGCCCACGATCTGCTGAGCCAAGGGGCTGTTAAGCACCAACATCATGAACTCGTTGCGGCGAACAGCCTCGGCTTCCTTGACCACCAACGACGAAGCACCGCGAGCCACAACGTGGATGTCACCCTTGAGGTCGTCGTCCTCAGAGTAGCGCATGTTGTCTTCGTACAATCGTTCGATTGCTGGAACGATGATGTTGTGGTCGATGTTGTTGATGACCTGCTTGATGCCCTTGCCGGCGTTGCTGATGAGCATCGACAAGCCCGACGATGTGCGTGCGGCGCCCGGTGTGTTCTCGCCAGACATGTAGCGTGGCAGCATGGTGTCCTCGTCCGCACGGGCTGAGAACTTGTCGAACACGGCCATCAACTCGTTGGCGTTGCTGTTGGGCTGGAAGAACTGCACAGGTGCAGAGCTGTCGGCAATCTCGGACTGTGTGAACTGCCAAATCTTCCAAGGGTACATCTGGGTGATGTCTTCCCCGGGCGGCAGACGCGAGACGTTCACACCGACCTGTGGGCCCGAGCTGATGCCCATGTTATTGGCCAGTGCGCGAGCAGCGGAGTTCACCATGGCCTGCGAATCACGGCACAAGTCTGGCACGCCCTTGCCCTCGATCTGGCCGGGGATGGTCTCGTAAGCTGTGACGTAGTAAGGCTTGCGGCCGAGCGGCTCATAGTTGAGCGCAGCGCGAATCACAGTGTTGCCAATTAACCACACTTCGCAGGGGTAGGACAACAGTGGGTCAGGTACGTCCTCTTCGCTCAGGCCCCACTCGCGCAGGAGTTTGCCCTCGATGTGATCCCACAGCTGCAGTGCGTCGATGAGGTCAGTCGTGTATGTCACCTCGGTGGTGTCTTTGCCCTCGGCCTCAGCCTTGGCTGTGTCAGTCCACAACCACTCGGTCAGCCCGCCGCTGCGGAAGTTACCCAGCACTGTGCGGATGGCGTCCTCGTTGTACCCGGGCACACCGATCAGCGACTGCAACGACTCAGCGGTCATGCGATGACGCTCAATCACAAAGCCGTCCTGAATGTCAGAGGCCCATGGTGCCCAGTAGAGCATGAACGGATCGACGCGTTCCCACTCGTTGCGGATGACTTCTGTGGGCTGGAGCTGGCCAGCGACCCACTGCATGGTCTTGCGTTTGCGCTTAACGGGGCCCTTCAGTACCGCGTATGGGAACGTCACCACGTCCTCGATGAACTCGTTGAGCGCCTTGACCCAGCCGCCCTCGACGAGCTGGTCTTCCATCTTGCGCTCCATGCGGTCGACGCGCAGTTCCGCCTCTTCCTTCATGAGTCGCATCGCTTGGTCTTTCATGCGACTCGCGATCTCGCGCAGCTGAGCTTCATCCGGTGTGGGCTGGCCCTGCATCATCAGCATCTGGAGCTCTTGGGCCATCTGGGCTTGCAAGTCCTGCACGACGAAGTCAGGCAGTGTAGGCTCCGGTGTGGCGTCCAGTGCCCATGCCTTGTCAACGCCTGTACCTGTCAGAGTGTCACGCAACCAGCTCGTGGCCGCACGACATTTCACCGAGGTCAACTGGATGAAAATTTCTGAGCCGCCTTGGCGCTTGATGTCGGCCAGTGCCTCGGGGTCGTACTCGCCGTTGCGCTGCCGCAAGCACTTTAGCATGCGCTCTTCCAAGTCCCGTTTGCCGTCTTTAGCGGTCTCCCAGCGGGAGCTCACATGGCTTGCGAGGCCCTGAATGACGGGGTTGTTCTGCAACTCCGCGTTGCGTTTGTTCGCCTGTTCCTCGAGGTCGCGTGCGCTAGCGACGGGGATAAGTGCAAGTCCAGTTGCCATCATGGCTCCAATGGTGATATTGTGTGATTTTACTCTGCGGGCTGGGCGGGTCAAGTGTAGCGGTACGGTGCGGGTTTAACTTCCCGACGCTGGCCACTGCTGCCCAGAGCTACCCCGCGCACGTTCATGTCGATCACCGAGTCCGCGTACTGGTTGGCGTCGTGGATGTGGGAGAACGAGTTCTTGTCCGGTTTATCCTCCAGCTCCCCGCTGCGCTTAATTTTGTACCGGTACCCTGACTTAAACCCCGTGATGAGCGTCTTACAACGTGGGTCGACCAAGTACATGGCCTTGCCCTCAACCTGCTGCATCAGCAGCCGTTCCACCGCCTGTATGCGCAGCTCTGGCTTGTTAGTCGGGGGCTTGACGCACTTGAACCCCGCCCGCTTGAGGGCGTCGACCAGTGTCATCTCGTTGAGCTGCTGTTTCATGAACCCCGCTGGGTCAGGGGCGCACACGAACGAGCACCCCATGAAGTTGTTCGCGATGAACGGCTGCAGTTTCGTAGCGATGAATGTCTCGATGCCCATGTTCTCCGAGGTCAGCTCCGCCAGCGTCAGCACACGCCCTCTGGGGTCTCGCTGCTTGAACACCGCCGACGGCGTGCGCCCGAAGTCAACGCCGATGATGATGGGGTAGTCATCCCCCCGCACAGGGCGCAGCTCGTTCTCCGCGACGTGGAAACTGGCCACGAACGTTTTGTCGTACACCGGCGTGCCAGAGAGTGAGCGCCCGTACTCCGAGCGCAGGTACACCCGCAGCCAGTCCTCGCTTTTACCCGGGATCAAGTTGGGGTAGTAGTTCGGGTTGAGCACTTTGGCGTTGTCCGCCTCGGGGTTGACCATCCATGCGTTACCGTCTTTGTCGAGCTGCGGCTCCTCGGGGTCAAGTATGAGCGGCCCCTGCATGGTCTCGATGGTCAGCACCTTGTCGCCATGCTCCATCTTCCAGACGTCCAACGGCAGTATGGCCGGCGGCTGCACATGGATGCTCCAGTTGCTCGGAGGGTTCTCCATTTTGTCGTGCCACCACGTATCCTCATCGGGCATGTTGGTATCGAACAGCGCACACGACCGAGTGGGCCCGCCGTCCTTGGGGCTAGGGTATCGGTTCAGACGACCTAGCAGTCCGTCGACTACCTCGCTGTGCAGCTCTCGACACTCGTTACCCCACAGGAACGTCGTCTCCAGCGACAGGGCTTTCCTCACGTCGTCAGGGGTATCCAAGGCGATGAACAGCCATTCTGACTCTACCGTGGTGCCGTCGGGCAGTTTGGCAATCAGCGTGAACGTTTTCTCCACGGCCTTCCACACCCCAGCCTGCCCGGGGGGCAGCCAGTCGAATACGGTCTTGCGTGTTGTCAGCGCCAGCTGGTCGGCCGTGTTACGCACGATCACCGCCCGGGTCTTGCGGATATTTTTCTCGTTGGGCTTCTGCCCACAGGCTAGGCGTACAAGCTCATGTACACACGTGACCGACTTACCCCCACCCACTGGGCCGGCCAAGACCCGTACGTACTTGTCGTCGAGCATGAACTCGCGCTGCGTATCCGTTGGTTTGTAAGTGCTCACTTAATCTCCTTGGCGTCCACGTCTATGGCCATGGGGTGCGCCACATTATTGCTGAGGTTGAGTGTCTGGCCACCGCCAAGGTCGATGCTGATCTGGAAACTCGGGCCGGTGTTCTTCTCTTTTTCGTCCTTGGCTTCCAAGCCGGCCGCCTTCATCATGGTTTTGAGGGCCTCATGGGTCTGGCTGAAGCTGGCGTTGGGGTCTGCGGCCTGCAAATAGACCTTGTCCAAGAGCTCGCCGGCCATCCATGCTGCCTTGGCCTTGAATGTGACCCCGTTGCGCTCAAATTCCGAGCGTTTTGCAGCCACTTGGAGCTGGAACCATGGCTGGGTCTCTAGCCGTTGGTAGTCTTCGACGCTGATGCCGTGCCGTGAGGCCACAACAAGCTCGTCTTCCATGCCCAAGGCGATTGCCGCGACCATTTCGTCGCTGATTTGCGGGAACGAGACCGTTTTTGGCTTGTATTCGAGCTCGTCGTCGGGGATATCGGGCAAATCATCCATTTTTCTGGGCCTTTTCGAGTGCTTGGGCGTACTTTTCCAAGGCCAATCGGATCATTTCGGCCATGGAGATTTCGCGTTTTTCGGCGAACTGACGGTATTTTGCGACCAAGTCGTCGGGTAGGAACAGGTTGTGGCGCTTCATTTTGGGCTCCGGGAACGTGTGTATGTGTATTGTGGGGGTTTTTTAATTTTTGCGCAAGCGAAAAAGGTGTGTATATGTCGGGATTGGGCGTGCTGTATGAGCGACTGGTATGCACTGGGCGGTGCGGGGGGTGGGGTG